TCCAGTTCACGGTTTATAAAACTTGCATTGAATTGGTTCCAAACTGGAGCTCCTGGCGGGATCTTTTTCATGCATTGGAACGTAGATATCGCTATTTTTGTAGGCATGATGAACACTCCATGGATTCAACTAATACGTATTCTCGTAACATATGCCGGTATAAATTAAGCTCCGAATTATCTTTCGCTTCCGGTGTTGTTGCGTTATCAAGTTCATCCTCCCAATGTAGAATGTCTTTCCGATTTACAGTTAATAAATGGATTATCATGCGTTTATCAATCGGAATTATTCTTTTTTTAGACATTATTATCTCCTATATTTTTCAATATGGTTTTTCTTTCATCGGTGTACGAATCCGGTCCAACTCTTCTTCAGTAATAAAAGGACGGCTGTTAGTCGGTAGATAAACGACCTTTACTTTTCCAGCCTTTACCCACCTTCTAACAGTCGTCAAAGTAACGCCGAGGATATCGGCAATCTGTTTTTGGCTGTACAATTTGGTATTCATATGTTCATTATATCCCACTTTTGTATTTTGTCAATATTACATTTTGTCAATCTGATTTGTTAGCCGAATCGTAGCCTAACAGTCTGTCCATCTCTTCTTTAGTTATCCTTGGCTTGTTTCCCAATATCCGGATGACGCTGATTTTGCCATCTTTCCACCAGCGGCGGACTGTCATCGGATCCACCCGTAAAATCGTGGCGGCTTCCTTGATAGTGTACAATCTTTTTTGCTCGATAATTTTGTTGTTGTTTTCGTCCATTTTGATCTCCTTGTAGATAATATTGTATGCTTATATTATAACAGTATTTAATCAATTCGAATAGCTGCAATTTATTATTAACATAAATTTCTTTCTTTTAATAATTGTTCAAGACGATCTGCGATCATTCTCAATTCGCTTGGAGTGGCATTTTGTTTTATTGTATTAGCTCTAAAACTAACTACAATAATATTTTGTGGAATATAACCTAATTCTGGAATAATTCTGTCAAGAGATGGACTGTAATCGTCGACAGCAGTATTATTTGTTTTTATTTGGATACCTAATAATGGGCAATAATCTGGTACTTTAATATCATCTAATGTTATAGTACAAGGTAATCCAAGTTTTTTTGATCTTGCTTTTGCATTATGAAGCAAATATCTAACAGTTTTTCCATGCCCTGGAGGTCTTGATTTCGCAGCGCATGATCTACATTTCTGAACGCCATCGTTTCTTAAGCTTCCTCCATCTACTTCATGGATTGCACCGCAATCGCATTTGCATATCCATCTTACGTGACCTGATTTTGAATTTTCAGCTCTGTCTATAACAACTCTGCTTCCAAATCGCTTTCCAATCATTTCATATACTGGCTTGTTTGGCATAATATCTCCAAAATAAAACCCGCTCGCCTCAGCGGTCAGACTGAAACGAACGGGATTTTAATAATGTTAGAACGGTCTGCTGACCCAGCACGTTTGATATATAAATTATATCATACAATTAAAGAAACGTAATCCATGATTGCTATTTTTGCAACGGTTAGTTTGTCATGAGTTTTTGATAACATAATCAAGCAGATTTTTCAGCTCCTTATTCTGTGCACGCAGATTTTCGTTGACCGCCAATACCTCATTTTCTGCAATAATAAGCTGCCTTATTAATCCAAACAGCGTTTCGTTGGCTTCAGTAAGCGATTTCACCCGCTCCTCAAGTTGTTTTATCGTTTCACTCTGTGTGACGTATCTTTCTTCTGTCTCACTCATGATGATCAGCTCCTTTCTTTTATCCCATCGATTCCGAATCACTGTTCGAGATTAATCGATTCAACCTTAGTTACATCACCTAATTGCATAGTGTGGGGATAATTCTTTTGAGTAACTGCAATAGCGTATTTATCAATTTCTGATGCGTAATATTGGTTGTAAACCTTTCCTGCTCTTTCAAGTGCAACTTGACCACAAGAGATACCATCAAATAGACTTACAACAGTATGTAAATAAGTTTCTGGAATGAATGATAATATATGGGCTATTACATCTACAGTCCAGCCATTGCCAAGCATTTTATATCTTTGTGTATTAGATATTGGTACTTCTTTTCCGTCAATAACCCCTATGGCAGTATAGTTATCTGGTAAAGTTTGAAGTCTTTCACATTCAATTGGGGTAAGTCTTCTTATATATCCTTCAACTACTACACTCGTTTGGTTTTGATTTCTATTCAAACCTCTAAAGTCAGAAGCACATAATGCAGTGGATTTATCAATTTCTTTGCCTAATCCAGTTTTTCGGCTGTATAAACATGTTTTAAAATCAACATTTTCATGAACTATATCTTTAAGCATTATTCCTTTATCTTCTGGTTGAGTAACTCCAGGAATATTAGTCCAATAAAGCCTTTTTCTATTCTGTGCAGATACCAAAGCAGAATTGATTTCTATTGGCTTTACACCTAAATGCTGTGTAATTACATCTTCGTATTCCTTCTTCATCTTTACATTTTCAAGTAAGAAATACTTTGGCTTTAATATCTCCAATGCTTTTACATAGTCGAAAAACAATTTGCTTCGTGGGTCAAAGAAATTTAATTGTTTGCCTGCAAAACTGAATCCCTGGCATGGACTTCCACCAAGTAATAAATCTATCATCTTGAACCTCCTTATTTCTTAACCACCATGAAAGTTGTTTGAAATGTTGTATAATTTTTTATGCTTATTTTTGTAAACCACCATCAAAGTTGTTTACCCGATTTTTTCAATAAAATATTTTTCATGGGTTTTTCCTCGTGTTGTGTAATTCTATATGTGTTTCCGGGTGAGGGAAAAAGGTGGAAACCCCCACCCGGTTGGAAAAGGGAGGAAAAATGAATATCTATATTATACTGCAGATTCGATACTCATTTTTCTGTCAAGTAGAATCGTTAGAATAGCATTCAGCTTGAGCGATATATCTTCAGCATCTTCACCGCTCAATTGATTATTCTTTAGCTGCTTTATCAGGCTGTTCATCCGATAAAACAATTTCTCGGTCGTCATGGTTGCATAAGCACCATCCTTTTCTGATTCAATCTTTTTAGCCTCGTCCAAAGGCATCGGATGAAAGTCTTTCGGCGGGTTGAAATTCTTCAAGAACTTCTCCTCGTTGAAAGCTGTCGTTTTTGTTTCTTTTTTGGGTTGATCAACCTGCTCATCGAACATCCAGTCTGCCACCTGCGTTTGTGGCTGGTTAGTATGTTGTTTTATAGGAGGTTGTGAGATAAAATTGCCTTCAATAACTACAGCGTCCGAGATTGATTCTCTCGGCATATCCTCGATATCCTGTGTGAAAAATTCAGATGCGTTGGTTGCGATCAAGGATGCCCCAACAAAAGCCCTTTTCTGTGCCATTTTCTGGATGGTATTCACTTGATCCGCAACGTCATGATTCGGGACCGCATAGATTTTCCCGCCAATTTCGTAGGCTTCATACTCTCTGTCCTTAGCCCGCTTCATGACCTTGCGGGCGGTGCCATTCGCAATCGCGTCCCGAAATTGTTTCCAATATTCGGCAGGCTTCCCGTACTTACCTGCTGTTTCGCCTTTTTCAATTGCAAAAGAAAACTCGGAAATTGTCCCATCCTTGTATTCAAGTTTTGACTTATCGATATAGGATGGGATATCCAACTCGTTCATCCATCTATAACGATACTTTTTCTCCCACGAATTACATGATCCGTCGCATGAAGCGACAAACTGGTCTCCTCTGTAAAGATCGCATCGATACTCAAAATAGAAGAATGGCTCGCCGCCGTGCTTCTCGCCTGTCCAATCCTTTTCAGAATCGACAAGCGTAAATTTCGCAGACAGACCGAAAAAGCTGTTCAGTTTTTCTGCACCAGGTTTCAGAAGCGTTGGTTTTGAAACCCCCGGGATCTCTCCGTAGTCTTGTCCATTGACAAGAATCGTTTTCACAAATCTTTTGAACGCATTATATCGTTCTGCGGCTTCCTCCAGCGTTGCGGCTGGAGCTAAATACTTAGCATTAATTGTTGCAAGTTCAGATGTTTCCATGATAATAACCTTTCTTTAATCGAATCAAGCCCTCATAGTTTCAGAGGGCTTTTTTATTTATTGATTTAACTCGATTGCCAAATTACGGAGACGTTCACATACCTGTTTAAATTCGGCTTTTTTATCAGCAAGCTGTTTTTCAAGCGTTTGCTGATTTCGGATCATGCTCTCGATCCGATTAATATTTTCTTCAAGATAGCTTAATCTTTCTGCAAGAATCTTCCATTCCTGCTCTCTACTCCTAATCTCAATACTGTCCATTTCGTTCCTCCCACGAATTTTCTTGATAATTTTCATCCCAACCTATTTTAGCAAGCTCTTCGATATCGAGCTCTTCAACATCAAACTCACCGTCTAAAAAATAATTTTCCTCCATTGCTTTCTCCTTTTGTGTTGTTATAACATTATTATACAGTATGATTCTAATCTTGTCAATATGTTTTATCAAATTGGTTATATCGGATTATTATTAAACAGCAAAAAAAAACAACACCGGTTAACGATGCTGTTTTCTGTACCCAGGAGGTTCTCGAACCTATGGCACAACTTATTTGAAATACCTGTCAATATCCTCAAGATCCCGTATATTGAATACGTTCACGATGATTGATTCAAATTTGCTCCGCCAAAATTGCCAGTACTTCTTCGCGTAAGTGTTCAGGCACGTCCTCAATTGTCTTGACACCCTTTCTGATCAAGGCTGCGTAAATTTTCGCCATTATGCACCTCCTAAAAGCGATTCGTATAATTCGACCAATGCAAGTTGCAAGAATGAGTTAATATTGTACATTTAATTGATCTCCATTCTTATAATAATTAATCTTTCATGAGATTGACTTTTTCCTCGCTTGAATTATTTATATCACCTCAACAATTTTATTGTTAACCCATTTATAGCGATATTGCCCTTCAGGATTAATAATCAATTTATCCAAATAGTTGTTTTGTGCATGATGATATTTATCACCAGTTCCATGATCGATTTCAATCCAGCCATCATGGTTCATCAAAAATTCACTGGAATTAATATCAATGATATTATCATTATTATCAACTTTTATGTAAACTTTATATTCTTCAATATCCATCATCCCTCCTATAAATCGGCAGACAAACTAAGAGATACTTCTGTCCAAACCGTCGGTACAATACCTATTGTATCAATTCCATTTCCGGATAAAATATACTCATATCCTGATTGAGAAGATCTATATAAACCAATCCCTGTAGGAGTTTTCCATACTCCAACGCCATAAATTAATGCGCCCCATCCCGATACAGTAACAGTCGGATTCAACCTCATTCCTTTTGTCGGAATGAATATTTTATCAGCATTCCCTGGGAAAAAGTTTGCATTGCCATCGAACATCTGAAAGTATCTTCTGCATTTATCCCATTCCAATTGATAATTCATTGGAGGATCATTTTTATAAGTGGAAGTGCCTCCTAATTCCACCTTTACTCCACGTATCGAAATATAATCATTCACAGCTACAGAATGACCATAAATTCTAAATATAATATTTCCAAGATCAATAAAACTATTTATTGTAAATGTATTAATTCCAATATTTGTAATTAATGAATCGCTTCCACTGCCCGATTGAAATTTCCATGATCCAGCCATGGCTATAACATCAATCGTCATAGTTATTTTTTTACCGACCAATAGTGAGATATTTTCATAATATTGTTCTAGAATATTTGTGGAAGAAGCATTGGTTATACTAAATTTAATCCCACCACTGATAATATCTAATTTCCCATATGTGGAAGATATTTTCCAGCGATCAATCGTATATCCTTGACCAGTATAACTTGAAGATCCTCGCTGATTTATGGGATTTCTAAAATCCCAATTATCGACAAGATTTGGATTGCTTGCAGCCAATCCGTCAACGTTTGACGCTGCGATCTTCTTGCTGTTCGTCCCGTCATGATCATGACCAGTAGATGCGTCAAACGCTGCGGAATTAGCTTCGATTCCGTCTTCGATATGATTCATCCGATCAGCTGTAAATTCTGATCCAGCCTGTACTTCGGTCGATTTTAGTTCGATGATCACATCATCATTGATAATCGTTCCGCTCGAATTTTTGATCGTAAATAGTGCCTGATCAGCGGAAACGCCAGACAGAACTTCATTTTGCCATGTTTGTTTTGTATATGCCATGATTACCTCCTAAACATATTTTGTCGTAATAATCCAGATCCGCAGACAGCGAATCCGCAAATTGGAACGCGCCCCAGAACAATGCGCTTCGTTCGGAACATCCATTGACGAGTCATTCCTGCGCCTGCCTCTCCAACACCACAAATCGGACTGCGAACTACTTTTACCATTTCGTGATATTTGACGATTAAATCAATCACTTTTTCCCACGCATTGACGATTTGATAATCCGGTCCGCGTTTGTCTGGTCCGTCCTCATAAGCCGCGTTCAGCGTGTAGGCGTTTGCCGCCGCCACCTGCGCCGCAGTCTGAACCGTGATGATGTTTTGTACCAGATCGTTGATATCCGCAGCGGTCGGCTTATCTGTGCGTGTTGGCGTGCTCATCGTGATCAGTTCTGGAATCGGGACACCGCGCAACGAGAATACCAACTCCCGCGCGAATGATGTATTATTTACGATGCGCTCCCAGTCTGTGATGTTGAAGCGTCCCTTGAATGTCTTCTGGATAATGTCCGCCATAGTGCGGTCGTAAATTGGGTCAATGTATGCCATTATCTGTTTACCAGTCCTGAATGCACATACCCAGAAAGTCCTGCACCTGCACCATCTGCAATTGTTACCGAATACCATAACGACTGATTTGGAAAGCCAAAAACAATTGATCCAGTGACCTCACCGGTAACAGTTACATGCTGACCTGACTGCATAAATGTTATTAGAGTAGATGAATCTGTCCATTGTGATGATCGCAATGCTGAATTGTCTGAGTTAATTGTTCCTGTCCATGTGGTATAACCTGATCCTCCACCGCTACCCGACCCTCCGCCTCCGCCAGTTGTGTTATACCTTTTTACTTTTACAACTGTAGCAGATGTAGCATTATATAAATCAAAATAAGACACAGAGACTTGCACCTGCTTAGATTTTAATACATTATCTACATACCACTCATAATCTGCTTTACCTCTGTCAACAATTGGTATTCCATCTTCATTTGTACCACTTTGATACCAATATGATTCTGATAAAGTTTGTGCACCAATAACAGGATAATAAAAAACTCCCGGATAATAATCAAAAGGTGAGTTAAATCCTTCACGTTGAATAGTTTTTGAATTCTTTTGTACTGTAGTTATTTCAACTGTGGTATTTGCTGTTGTTTGTGTCAACTGCATTATTTTTTCTAATATATCATATTGGGTAGCAACTCCATCGATTTTTATTTGTATATAATATCGATAATTATAATAACTGTTATAAGTATTTTTAACTAAAAATTCTTGTACTCCATTCGATGGATATTTAAATTTATTCGGAGTTGCAGAAACACCTTGACCAACTGTTATTGCTTTTTCCGGCAATGACGGAAATGATATCTGAACATCAGTAAACTGAGTTGGGTTATTAAGTGTAAAGGTTGCATTATTAGCATAATATGCTGTTATTGCGCCATTTATATTAACATTAATACTGCGTAAATTGACATAACCAGGTTTTAGTGATACAGTAAATGTCTGTAATCCTGCATAAGGATAAATAAAATAATTAGGTAAAACTGTACCTTCACCACCAACAATTATTGATTTTTGCAATGCACCGCTTGGATCCTCTGGTAAAATTATTCCCGTTCCAATAATATCACAAACAAACCCATTTGATAAATCAATGTTTGCTTGTTCTATCGTAATAGCAGCTTTTTTACCGTAGATTGTATCTGCATGTACAACAAATCCGGGCTTATAAAATCCCGGGTTATGCACCCTAAATTTTTGCTGATATTTTAGAGTATAAAAACTTTCCATTCTGTTAATGATTGTCTGCACGTTGTCAGGTGATACAAGATTAGCATCTGTTATTTTTACGATATTCGGTTTTGCATTTGACAAGATAATATTGCGAGAGTGCTGAACAATACTATCAATATATTTTTGACCGTTTATAGTAACTTTTCCTTGCGTGGTAACACTAATAATTGCATATGCAGGTGCTGAATTAACTAATGTCGCACCAGTGACCCCAGAGGGTGCAACATATGCGGGATCAGTATAAACTATTGTGTGTGTACCAACTGGTAATGTATCCTCAAAAATTTTTTCAACCGCTGTTCCATAACTATATGCATGACTGTTTATTTCAATTTTTGTAACAGGTTGTTTTATAGTCAGTGATTGATTATTCAGCATAATATCGGACGCAGTAAATACCCAAGTAGGATCATTAATAATATTTTGCCATCTTTCATAGGTTATATAAATTGCATTATCTTCCTGCAGAACTGCAGTACATCCTGCTGCAAAAAGCACTTGCTGAAATGCCTCACGAATTGTTCCGGGTTTTAAATACCCCCTTAGAGGTACTGCGGGGATATACGGATCATATGCTTTTATTTTTATTTCCGGAACAAAACTCAGCACCCTATTAATAACTTCACTAATGCTGGCATTTCCTAAATACATGTCACCCAAATATTGTATATCACCCATGAGACCAATTAAATCAATTGCTTTCAGTTTGATTTTATAGTCTAATTCATTTTCCCAATTGTCTAAGTAATAACGGTTAATAAATCTAACAGAGTTATCATCATTGAACAACACGTCCAATGCCATTCTATTATGTAATTGTGCATAATAACTATCAGGATTTGTTATATCAAACTGACCTGTGTCAGAATATAACTCCGCAGACAAAGTACCATATGGCAACTCGGTACTTAATAAACTGGTCTCCATAATGATATTAGCAGAAATAATAGAGTCTCCGCGGAAAATTAATTCATTTCCGAAAACCATTTCTGTTATTCTAATTCGTCTATGAGGTTTATTTGTCTTCAAAAAATCAAATGTTATTTTGCTAACATTTTCAACGGAGTTGGAAAACTCATACTCGACGGAGTCAGGATAAATTGTATATTCCTGTAAAACCTGCGTTCCTTGATAATACTTTACCAGCACCTGTGACGAAAAATCATTCGTTGCACGAGATCCTATAATCAAAATTTTATCTATATTCTGCGACACGTCAAAAGTAACTTGAATTGTTCCACCAGATGACCCGTTGGCAAAAGTCCCAGATGAATTACTAACTGCAGTGCTGATATATCCATTATGCACCTGCCATAAGTCAGAGGGATAAAATCGACAATTTCCATCAAGTAATGTATAATTTTGCTCATAAGTCGCATATACAATATCTCTTGAAGTGCCTTTTTTCAAATCTTCATTTTTGCTGTAATCATTTGCAGGATTATGGGAATAAGTAATATGCCCTCTAATAGGATCATCATCAAAATATAATCGCAAGATTGTTTCCATTAAATCCTTCTTGATGGCTCTACTGCAACAAAATCAATTTCCAGTGCAGTCCAATATGTTTTTGTAGGTGTTATATAGACAAGTTCATCTGAAATATTAGAAAACATCGCCACAAAAGTAAACATTGAATCCCCGTTGGGAACACTTATAGTGTGTTCAACTATTGGGGAAGTAATTGTATAGTACAATTGATTATAAATATCCGTAGATAAATAACTCGGTTCTAAAATTAGCTGATAGTCATAATAAGTTCCAATTCTCCACGCGTGCATTTTCCCGTCTTCAGTAATACCTGTAAAACGATTCTCAAAACGCGCTTTGCGCTTCAAAGACTGCACCCCAATATCATAAGAAATGCCATCAACTATAATCACTTAGCACCCCCCAATATTAGACTTGGTCCTTTGCGCTGTATAATCTTTTGCTGATTTTTATATATCACTTCACCGTCTAAGTAAACAATTTGCGGCACTGTAATTTCTAATACTTGCTCATTTGGTATAGATTGCAATGCACTCTTTGGCACAGCAGAATTTTGCTCACTTGCAATTGCACTTGTTTGCTTAGCATTTATAATTGTTCCGTTTACCCTCGGTATAAATAATTCTGGCCCACTTTCACCGACACGGTATAAAGAATTAGAATATACTGGTCCTCCGCTTGCTCTACCCTGTAGGGTGCTTCCAACTCCCCAACCAATACCAGTTGGCACTGTACCAAATCCTACTGGAGAATTTGATGAATTGTCCCAGATGCTATTCCAAAGATTTTTCAAATTCCCAACCATTCGGTCGATAAAAGATACCTTTTCAGTAAACTTTTGAGTGCTGACATCACCCATACCGTCAACCCCAGTTTGCATTGCAGTTTTTGCACGATTTGTCTCAGTATCAACTGTATTTGCCATATTGGAAAGATTTAACCCAATTTCAGCAGTTTTTTCACCTAAACCAGTAGCAGCAAGATTCATTGCTGCAATGGAGTCATCTTTATACTTTTCCCAATCTGACAGCATTTCAGCGATATTAAGACCATTTTCTTCTGCGTATTTTCCAATCGCAGTAACTGCATCTGCATAACTTAGACCAATAGACTCTGCATATGCAGCAACGGATTGCTGATTTGCACTAAATGCTTTATCCTGTTCGGAGAGTCCATCCTCCAAACTTGATTTGACATTTTCCATTGTTTCTTTTACACCGCTCTCATAAGCATAAAAGTTAAGCAGAATATCATCTACTTCAACCCCATATGTCTCCGCCATTTTACTCATTGAATCCATCATCTGTTTATGAGATAGTCCGAGTTCTTCGGCAAAATCTTCCATTTCAGTCAGTGCAAAAGCGCGTTTTTCTTCATCAGTCATGAGAGAATAATTCAGTCGTCCAAACCAACTAATCAAATCACCTATAGCACCAATGATTTTTCCAATACCTTCAACAACATCAGGCAATTTTGTTATCATGTCTGATACAAACTGCACTATTTTCGGTATCCATTCATCGACGAAATTTTTAGCTTCCCCACCAGTAAAGAAGTTCGCAATTGTTTGCCCTGCTTCGCTTAGTTTTTGTGAAATAGCAGGTAAATACTCGTTTGCCAAAGATTGAATTTTTCCGCCCTTTAGCAAATCGTCGACATTTTTTACAATCGGTTCAAGAAAAGGCATAACTGCGACAGCAACCTGTCGTTTTATACCTTCTAATCCAGACTGCAGTCTGTCGATCATGTCGTTGAATAATCCAAATTTTTCTACATCCTCTGGCTTCATGACATAACCAATGCGTTCCGCTTCATCACCAAAAGCTTTAAATGCTTTGGATCCAGCATTGATTATTGGATTTAATTCTTGCGCAGACCTACCAAGCAATGTCATTGCGACTTCGTCGCGCTCTGTTTCATTAGATATTCTGCCAAGTGCATCGATGACTTCCCAATAAACTTCATTACTATCACGCAATTGCCCGGTTGAATCAGTTACTTTTATCCCGAGTCTGTTGTACGACGCAACTAATTCTTTGTTACCCTGCTTCACATCACCCATTGACCGTATGTTTCTGGTCATTGTTTTAGTTAGGGTGTCAATATCACCATCGACAAATTTTAATGCATATTCATATTTTTGCAGTTCAGTTGTGGAAAGTCTCGTAACTTCTGCATTTTGCAGTATTTCATCCGCCCATTTTCCAGTAGAAACAACAAGATCAATTCCAGCTGAAATAATCTTCTTTGCACCTTCAAACGCTGCTTTTGCAACTCCAGCAATCGCAGACGCTAAACCTTTTATTCCACCAATAATTGCAGTTGAAATTAAGTTACCCTTAATTATGTCACCGAGTGATAACGTCTTTTTACCTGCGTCACTTGCAGCATTTCCCATGTCATCAAGTGACTCAGTACTCTCATTTATTCCCTTATTAGCATCGTCCAGTTTTTTAGATGTGTCACCAATTTCAGCTTGCAGTACTTCATAACGACCTTTAGCATCGGTTAACTTTTTGTTTAAATCAGCAAGATTTTTCTGATATTGTTCCTGAGATATTTCACCAGCTTCAACTGCTTTCTTGTTAGCATCAAGACCTTTAGTATAAAGATCAATTTCCTTTTTAACTTCTGCAGCAGCTTTTGTTACTGTATCAAGTCGACGTTTAAGTAAATCGACTTTATCAGATGACTCAAATTTAAGCAGTTTATCAACAGTTTTTAACTCGGTTGAAATACTCGTAGCTTGGGATTTTACCTTATTTAATTCCGTCCCAAGTTTAGTCGTCGTCGCATCAATTTCAATCGTTAACCCACGGATTGTTCCTGCCATTATTTCACCTTAAAAACTGTCATAGTCTGCTTGCGTTGCAGTACGTCCTTGCCCTGTGTCAGAAGTTGACTGCATATTTAATTCATAAATTGCTGCGTCAAGCACCATAGCAGGTGTCATATTGTTTATCTCGGTAACGGAGAATCCAACATTTTTACCCATTTTAACAAACAGCCAAAAATTAATACTTTCATATTCTCCGTCACCGTTTACGCGTTTTTTAGTTTAATTGTCCCATTCTGCACCTCGGTCCAGAGATCAAAAATTTGATTAATATATTTTCTGATTGGAAAAAGATCAAATTTTTCAATCCATTTGTCAGGAAGTGGAAGTGCGGGATCCGCATTTTTTGCAAATGCCCAGATTATATTGACTGCACGGTTGCACTGATCAAGTGTTAATGGCTTTTCTGTAATCAACTCTGCAATATCAATATTTTGCAGTAACAATTCTACTAATTCATCTTCGTTAAGATTAGAAACGTTTTTGCCATTTAATTTTACATTTTTAAGCGCTTTTTGCAAAGGTTTTGAATTTATTTCCATTGCTAAATCGTATAAATCTGTGAATAAATCTCGGTTAAATTGCGCTTGATAAATATGTGCTGCCCCCAATGTTAGCTTAATTTGGAAGTCGCTTTCTTTTTCATTTTTCTTCAAGTCAATAATCATCTGCACCCCTATTTTTATTATAACTCAGTAGCAGAATATTCCTGCTACTGAGTAAAAATTAACTAAACTTGCGATAATAGTATATCTTTTGTTATTGCAGCACTTGCAACAGTAACTGAATCAACTTCAGCAACGTACCCTGTCTTTGATACAAAAATATCATACGTACCAGACTTTTTATACATTATCACTTTCCCAGTTGTATCTGTCCATGCGGATGATCCATCACCAAAAGCCACTAAAGCACCGGGTATCGGAGTTGTTCCTGATTCTACAGTCACAGTTACAGGATACTCACTTGCCCCAGTCGGAAGGTATGGAGTTATAAACCAACTGTCATATACAGTTGACGAAACATCGTACCGCGTATTAGCTTTTATTTTCCCATCAGACCGCGGAGTTGCTACTAAAGGCAAAGTCTCATATTGTGCCGATTTGCTTCCACCGTCCCCCATAGTCATGCTTGCCATTTCGGGACGATTTGCAGTTACGTTATACATAATATGACGAGTGTTTTTCTTATCATTAATCCACTCCCATACTAAGTAAAATCTGTTTACAGTTGACTCTGCAATTTCATACTGAACATTGTTACTGTCAATCTCTTCAGAAAGTGCCCATTTTTTAAATTCATCATTCAAGACAGTAACTTCCATTGTACCGTTATATCCTGTATTTGCTTTACCAACATATATAATAGTACCATCTGCATACACAGGCACCAATTCGCCATTAGGCGTAAAATTAATTTGTCTCGTCCCTGTAAACATAGTTAACGGTCCAAGCACGTCGTTTCCGCTGGCATCAACGGTTATTTTTCCCCAACCTGCTCGCGCGCTACCCCAGTTTACAATATTCTGTTCTGCCATTTTATTTTTCTCCTATTTTTTGACTCACTGCGTTAATCATACCATCGACCGACGCATTAAATATTTTTTGCACATGTCTATTACCTCGTTTTGTAGAATATTCTAAGATATTTATAAGCGGGATGTTTGACCCTTTAGCACCTTTTACTGTTTTGGTATTCCCGACGTAACGTCGGAGATAATATCTTTTAGGATATACTGCCCAACTTTTAGAATATTCTCCTGTTCTAACTGGCGACATTGCACTTGCATTTTGTATAAAAACTTCTGCTGCATCATCTAATCCCTCTTCAGTTGCACCAGTTAGCAAACTTTGATATTCTTTCAGAATTTCCTCAAAAGCAAGTTCAAACTCGTTAGTTTTTATCTTTTTAGCACTCATACATATTCGACCCTTGCATAATCAAAAACTGCTAAAAATACTGCAAATCCGATGTCGTCTATATCTCCTATTTCCTCCCATCCATTTGGGCACTCAAACCCTGCATCAATCATAGCATGTAAAATTGTTTCTGCACGCATTTTATACGCCAATCTTCCTTGGTATGTTCTGCAAGTCGCTTGATCAATATATAACCTTATTGAAATTGACGCTGTACGTGCAATGACTGCACCATCAGCAGAAACTGAGATATTATCATTATCTTGACTATAAACAACATATTCATCTTTTTTCGCATTATAGTCAATTTCTCCACGTTTTCCCCAATACACACGTACTCCGTCAACCATTAATACATCATCCAGAGTGTCTTGCACGAGCTGCAAAATATCAATCATTACTGAACCTCATAACGCTGCACATTAAATTCCATATATTGGTTTTCCTCGTTAATAATATTAACTCCCCCCCAAACACGATATGAGTTAATATTAGCTTGATCTGGATTGCCATCTACTAAAATATTAGCAGCGTCTTTTGCAATTATTACAAGCTGCGATTTCAATTTTTTACACAGATCTGGGATAAATGGCATTCGCACCCTTGCAGAATCGTTTATGCCTTGTGCTTGTGCAGAAAGTTTCATTGAACCGTATGTACCAACCCATTCGCAAAAAAACACACTCATTTTTGATTGATCGGATAAAATTGATTCAAATTTTCTCCATGAGGTTGTTATTCCCTGTCCTGGAACATAAGTTGTTTCCTGAACATAAAAACTAATTGGTGTGGTAAATACAGTTTTCAATTTCATGTACTTTCATCCTCTGTGGATACAGTACGCAGATGATCTGCAATTGCAACGAGTATAGGGTTAAATCGGAGTTCAACCGGATCGGTATTTTGTGCCATTTTACAGTAAATAATTATAGCTTCTACTGCTTCAGGTGACTCTGAGTCCGGAGTAAATGCTTCATCCGGAACGCCGGCATTTTTCAGAAACGCTGTTGCCCCGGCAATCATTTGTGAAATCTCCGCATCTTTTGCGGGATCCGAATAAAAAATTCCTAATCGTGATTTAACCAGGTTCAACAGCGTTGCCATTTTTATTTCTCCTAAATAATTATATAAAGATCAATATCTTTTGCACCGTCTGGAGAACCGTTTGGATCAAAAATATTCTTTTCAATGTCGACTGCATCTGATGTAATCGTTCCGGAATCGACTGCTTTGTTGAATAGCTTTAAAATAACCAACTCGTCCGCGTACAGTAAATACGGAAGTCCGAATTTATCGCCCCAACCAACTGATAAAGTATCAGCAGGGACACCAGTCGTTCCATCAGTAGACGTTCCAACAGTCACTCCTGTACTACCAACAGTAAATGAAATTGAAAGCGTTGCATCATTTGCAGCATAGTCTTTTGTAGTCAAAGTTATGGTATCTGCGCCAGCGCCTGTCACTGTGGCAATAAATACTGAATTAATATCTTCATCACTATTCAATGCTGCAACAACTTCAGCTGCCACTTCTGCAGCAGTATCCATGTCCGCCGTAACAGGAACTGTCACAGTCACCGGACTTTCTGCTCCGAGAAGCGTAGTCGCCGTTACAACGACAGATAAATTCCCGGGTGAGCTACAACCATGTGTAACTTGGATTGTTTCACTTTGCTTTGCTGGCGTATGATTCTGAATTGGCAACTTGATTTGAGTAATAGTTTTGAACGCTAAATTTCCGTCAACTGCAGTAGTTCCGCTTGCGGTAATATCTTCTGTAATTGCCTCGCCTGCAAAATTGGTTCCGGTAATTTTTACCACACCATTAATTCCGCTAACATTCCCATCTATACGAATGTTTCGCGGCCACGCCGGATTAGTGATTCCGGTAATAACTGTCTGCTCAGTAGAGGAGAGCGGCATCGCATCATGTATACCGGTCGAACTGGCGGCAACGGCATCAGCAGCTGGAATGTGGATATGTGCTAAAAATGAACGATCGACAGCTACTCCCCTTGCATCTGTCTGGATCCTTTGCCCTTTTTTAAAATTATATGGATACATTATTTTTACCTCCTAAAATGTTGGGGGCAGTTACGCCCCCAGAATAACTTTTAGACGAGATTAAGCGCCCTTTTTGATGATAAATACACCCTTCGGATCGAGTAGCTTCCCATCATTAACGAGCAATGCCTTGTCAATCCATTGATTCGTATCGTGATCGAACCAACGATACATAGCCATCTGCATGTTACTGTTAATGGCATAATCAGAGGGATTCATAAACACCGCTACAACATCCCCAGCACTTGCAGTATCATAACCAGCAATTACATCTTCTTCAACTTCGATAACCTCTTTGCCTCCGAAGCGATATTGAGTTCCATCAGTAATACCATAATTTGTCCGTCCAATCGGCTGCCCGTTTGCATCAACCATGCCATCAATGTACCCGTCAAAGGTGCCAGCACCCATTACAAACACTCCGGTACGGTAAGCCAGCGGAATCTTCGCAAATACCTTTTTCTTCCACGTATCCCATTCTTGGAACTCTGTAGAGGAAAGAGTAATATTTTGACTGGCTAAAACGCGAGGATCATTTATAACGCCAAGCATCTCAGTAGTCCCAACGCCTCTGATGATCTCGATTTCTTGCTTTTTTACCATCGCCTCAACTATCAAAGGAACAAGTGCAGCCTCAAAAGCCGGAATGGTAGTCAGCGAAGCAAGCAGTCCTGTCGCAATCTTACATTCAAGTCCGATATATGAAAATGTAACAAACGTATCAGCAACAGCTTTCTGACGGCTGGATACAGCAGCTTCAGTAATTCTTGTAGCTACAGGTTTAAGCGACAAAATCGGATACTGCACGCCGCCCTGGACACTGGTTTTTCTGACACGACTATACAGTTGCCCATAAACTTTCATCTCCTTGATGATCTCAGACATGATAGTCGTAGGAATCAGTGCAGCAGCATCCGCAATTGAAGTAAAAGTATCGTCTCGATATTCAGCCGAAATCGGAGTGCCACGAATAACATAATCCATAAATTGTTTACGATATTCAATGGTTGAAAATTTATCTTCTCCAGATTTAGTTTCTGGTTTTTGCGATGTAGCTTGTGATTGAATAATTTTTGGAACCTGTGCATTTACAGCAGCAGTCCGAGCATCGGCTTCGTCCGGAAGGCTGCTAATCATATCTTTTAGATCACGAATTTCAGCGGTAACAGAATCAAGTTCCGCAGTCAAACTTTTAACTTCAGTAATTTCTTTGGATGCCTCAATTTTAGAAACAATTTCAGCTTTCCGCGCTTCTTTGGCATCCAGCATTTCTTGCAATTTTGCTTTCATATTTTTTTCTCCTTATAATAAACAAAATTAATTGCTGCGCCAAGCCGTCCAGCTTGTTTTAATGGTCGTCCAACCATTAAAACCGGCACATTATATAATAATTATATTACATTTTTCGAAATAGCGAATGCTTTGGCTTTAGCAAGTTCAAGCTCGGTTATTTCTTTTTTATAATTAATCTTTTCTGCTAATTGATCAAAGCTTCTTGCGGTAACACTTGTCGATTTATAAAACGCTTCATCTACGACGCTAACATCATAAATTTTTTCAATAGCATTAATTTCTCGCGTCACTTTTTCATAATTATTTTCATATGTCCAAACATCGCCGCCAGGTGCAACTAAAAACGCAAAACTCATTTCATCGATTAACCCGTCTGAAATACATTTATACAAATCACGATTAGATTGTGTATCGATTAAATCTGCTTCAATTTTCAAACCAAGATCATCCACAAGTAATCTCAAACTATTATTTTTAGTACGCGCCATTACAATAACTGCATCATTATGATTATATCTCAAAGGCACCCTACTCATGTCTGTTTTTGCAAGCGCGCCCTTGTGAATAATTTCTGTGTATGATTGTCCATTATATGTATATGTCTGAGGTGACTCAAAGCGAATTGCATAACCTCCAATGACCATGCGATTAGACTCTTCAATTTTGTCTAATATCTGTAAAGTCATTATACGTTGCTCGTATTGCAAATCATTCAACTTCGTTGCCATTATTGTTATCCTTTCCATTATCAGAATTACTAAGCAAATTCTGACCACTATTAATTATATCATTAGTAGCTTTTGTCATCTGATATTCATCCGCAATATTCGCATTAACATAGTTAAGACTCCGGAGTCTCAAATCACCACCCTCGTACGGAGGAAGTCCAAACATGTCAAGCACCTGATTTTGCGTCAAAATACCGGTATCCCGTGCTAATCGCGCCATTTCAAGTTGATCAGTAGTTGATAAATACTTTAGCCTTGAATAATAAAATTTTACTCTGTGCCCAATGTCTTGTTCACGTTGTGAAAAACAAACTTTTGAAAAAGCTTGCTCAGCGTCAATAATAAAATCTTCAATTGCAGTTTGGTAAAAACTGGAGTGCTGATCACCAGTATAATCACCATTCAAAATAGCTTCAGATATCCCATACCTTTGTATAATACCTGAACGCATGAATTTCATTGCGTCTTCGTTGATTACAGGCACCTGCATATTAACCGGTGTAAACTCTCCGGCAAGATCAGTTACAACAATACCTGCTTTACTGGTCAAAATATGATCCTCAAGGTTTTTTCGTTGAAGTTCTTGCTTGTTTTGATCCAACAGAGTTTTAGCGCTGTATATCCCTTTTATTTGCATGCTTGCAGCAATTGATTTTGGCAAACCATCGATAGTTTGATTTAACGCATTCACTGAACGCAATAAATCTTTTGTCTGCTGGCGCCCATTATCATCACCACCACCCTTAAATAAATTAGTACCACGACGCCATTTTAGATGAATTAATTCATTATATGGCAAAGTATACTGCATCCCATCGGGATATAAAAATTTAATCTCCCATACCTCGCCATTGTTTCCAACACCAACTTCAAAGTCTACAGGTTGCAGTACATAAAACGCCCTAAAACGTTTGACCTCCCTACCATACGCGTCAAGCAGGATATCATATATGGGAAAAATAAAGACATTCCCATGTTTTCTTCTGATCCACTCTACAGATGATAAGAAGTCTTTTGTCGTTTGTAAAGGATTTGGTCCAAAACGAAATAGTCTTGTGATATCATCGTTCTGCACCTTGACGCTGTCACCATTTTCAACAACTGAACGGACATCAATTTTGCTTATTTCGGACGCTACGCGGTCAATAGAATTATTTACAAAATCAGAATTATAAACATTATCAATTGTATATCCACTATATCCCCCAAAACCAAGCACCCCAGTCGCCCAATTCTGCAGTCGTCTTCCACTAAATATTTTCTGCACCCACTCTGTGAATCTCATATTGCTCCTATTTTATCCTGCACTTTCAGATCCTTAACCAATTCCATGTAATCGCTTCTGTTTCGTTGATACATTGCATAAGCATTTAACAATGCAGCACCCCCGTCAATACGATTTTTGGGATTACCAAAATTCTTTTTTGGCTTAATATACCCATTTTTGTCCGTTTCAATGCTCATATTTGATAAATTCCAAATCAAAATCGGATTATTGTTATGCACCACAGCATGTGCAGACAAGTCCGCTTCTAAACTTCGCATAGGTTCAGATAAACTAATAGTTGTTTGCGAAACGTTTTCTGCAATACCCTCGCCAGCGAGATATTCGAAACGCCGTCTGAATTCCAACGCAAATCTATTATCATAACCAACCTTAAAAGGCATTATTCTATATGTCTCATATAAATCGTAAAACCAGTCAGCAACTTCTGCTACAAAAACCTCATTCCCGGGAACGATTGTTATCAAACCTTGACTTGCCCAATACCTGTAATCTCGTTTTTCAGGATTCAGAGGATTAGCACTTCCTTCGTCAATATAAATATCTGCTTTTGCTTCAGGTATCCAAAAATGCGGGTGTACAAAACTTTTATTATTGTACCGGAACATCACGAGTGCAGCGCATAAATCTGTCGTTTCTGCAAAATCGCACCCCCCAACACATGGCCAATTTTTAAACTCATCCAGTGTAAAATGCTCATCATTATAAATTTGCTCATAAGTTAACCATGCAACTGAGATATTCTGCTTGATATTAAAGTCTTTTGCTAAAATAAAAATTCTTGTACTTGGCACCCTTTTAGATTCTTCAATGCGTTCTTGCAAGTATGTCTTTTTCTTTATAATACCGAGTGATGGATTGCTTTTGTACCAACTATTTTCATCTTGCCAAATTTCTTCTTCGCTGTCTTGCGTATAAAGAAATATTAACCATCGTTCAGCACTGATTTCATCAGACAAGACTTTTCGCGCTTCTACTAATCTCTTATCAAGATATCCATCAGTAACAAAACCTTCGGTCGTAATTTCAATCATCAAAGGTTCGGATTGTGTGCTGAGTGATTGTCGCAAAGGTTCAATCAATGTAGCATCACGCATTTCATGCACCTCGTCGACTATGACCATTTTCAAATTACGCCCTTCTTTAGAGGATGTCCGCGATGAAAGTTTTCTAATGCTACCTTTGTTTTGATAGCTGAATTTCCCGCGTCGATTACGCAGGTATTGATTGCCCATGTAAATGCCCTTCATGTTTTTCCGACTGACACGTGCTAATCTCGGACTTTCCTCACGCATAGCATTAATAGCATCAGCAACCAGCGCTGCTTGGTCGTAATCGTTAGACGCGCATATAATTTTTGTACCTATTTCTCCACAGAAAAACTCACTTAGACCGATTGCAGCACTCAATGGGGTTTTACCATTTTTTCTACTGCACAAAAGCAATACTTCTGTAAAACGTCTAACCCATGCACCTTCATTTTCATCATAAAGCTTAAATCCGTAGATTGCGTCGATCAATGCTTTTTGCCACAGCATCAAAATGAACGGTTTTCCTGCCCACGGTGCTTCGAAGTGCTTGCATTCTTTTTCAATAAAACGAATTCGTCGCAATGATTCTGTGGAGTCGTACCGGTAACGATTATTCTCATATGATGATTTTAATTTTTCAAGCATTAACCAAAGTTCATGCCCAATAATAATATGTCCCAGTTCAATTTCTTGAATATACTGGAGTAAAAAAGAATCAGGATATTTAGCAATTAAATCTTTAGTCTGCATATAATATTAGTCAACTTTATTCATAATCATCCAACTCATCATCTATAATTTCTGTATCTTTTGCCACTAACCAGCGACATAATTTGTCAGTAATGTTTGTATAACTTGCCCGAATTTTCACAATTAAATTGTCTATCTGCACCGTAACAGAAAACGGAGCGCCCTGCGTCAATAGATCATCCCGCTTTCTACTGAGGTGATGAAGTTCAACCCTGCACTTTGCTGCTTCGTCAATTAATCCATCCAGCACCCCAAAAGCTTTTTCATCAGACCCAGCAAAGATGGCATTTAATCTTGCACGTTCTTTTTCATATTCGTTAGTCTTTATACCTTCTGTCATGCTTTTACCTGCTTTTTCAAAAAGTCAAAATTTTAGTGTGTGTTACATGTGAGGGTAAATAAGCAGTCAACCGACCGCACCCTCTACTTGTCCCCCGGGGGGTGTC